TTACAAAGCATTACTAAAAGACTTCCCTAAACAAATTGATTGGGAAAAGTTATCTTCATATGAAAAAGAAGATAATACTGTAGGGATGCAAACCCTAGCGTGTAGTGGGGATGTTTGTGAAATTGTGGATCTAGTGTAGTGCAGTTAGATCTTTTTGCTACTGAACACAACCTAGAACCTGGGGACACCAAAAAGTGTCGTGTTTGTGGTGAAGTAAAGAATATTAAAAGCTTTCCTGGTGTTATCTATGTAAGACCTGAATGTAACTCTTGTGGAAATAAAAACTCAAAACTACGAGCTGCACTTAAAAAGGATAATCCATACCCTGATGATAAATATACTTGTCCTATTTGCGAAAAAAATAAAGAAGACTTGGAACATTTATCTTTTTCAGGGGGCAACACTTGGGTATTGGATCATTGTTGGGAGACTAGTGAATTTAGGGGGTATCTGTGTCAAAGATGTAATATGGGATTGGGGCAACTTCAAGACAATATAACTTCTTTAAAAAGAGCAATTAAATATCTATTACAAAGCAAAGAAGAAAAACAATGAAACTACAACAAGAAGCTAACGCACACATAAACCGAAAAAGATCTAAATTTCAAAACGAGTTTAATGGTTTGATGAAGCCACTACAAAAGTTATTGCAAGAGAACCTTCATAATAAGGTGGAGCTAGATAACGCTCTACTTCATTTAGTGGAAACAGAGTTGTGGGCAAAACGAAGCGTAGAAATGCACGGTATCAAGTAGTTTATTTTATTAGTCTGCCAGCTTTAAAAGTTTCAACGTACTGATTAACGTCAAAGTTTATTTGTTCAGCATAAAATAATAATATCTCAAGATCTCCAGCACTCATATCTCTTATTTGAGTTGGTTTTCCATTTTTCTCCATATACTGAAGAGCTTCTGTTTTAACTGCTTTTGTATATTTGCCATTATTAAATTCGTTTGCTTTTAATGATCTAAACGTACCGTCATCAACGCTACCTAAATCATCTACTATTCTTCTAGTGTCCTCTTTCATTGTTTTAAGTAGGCCTTCAAAGATCTGTCTTTTTCTAAGTTCAGGTGCTTCCATAAAGGTTTTACTACTTAATAATAGTCTTGCTTGCCTGTCTAAAATAGGTTGTATTATTCTATTAAATGTTTCGTCTAAGGCAGGTTGATTTGTGCGTTGATTTAACTGGTAGTCATTTGTTCCTAACACAGCTACAAGTGCCTCTGTATTAGTTTTACCTTCGTCATACCTAACCCCTAATACTTTAGAAAATGGGTTTCCTGAAGACGCAATACGTCCTCCTCTAAGCGCACTAACGAAATCTTTAGACGTAATAGCTTCAGTTATTTTTTTAGCTTTGTCTTCTCCATAAAGAACTTCCCCTAGCTTTTCATTAACGGCACGAAGTATATGCCCTGTGTACCTTGTAGCACTTTCCGTAAATACTTCCCTTCCACCCATAGTTTGTCTAGGATCTTTAGCTGTATCATAACCCATTATCATACCAGTTAAATCATTAGCCATTCCAAAGGGTCTAGTAGCCCCAGCAAATAATAATGCTCCTGTTTGAATAAATTTATCTGCTTGGTCTTTTTCTCTTCCTGTTCTAACTCCAGCAGATAACAAATCTAAAATTGCATTTAAATCATTTCCAAACTGACTGTTAGTCATAAACTGACCTACACCTATCTGTTTAAATAAATTATCTTTTGCCTCTGGGGATGGATTTCCTATTATTAAATCTCTACCCTTTGCTGCAGCATTTTCAAAATTCCATTCTTTTTGTTCTGCATCATAATCGGGTGAATTAACAATCCTACTTTTAATATACTCCCCTCCAGCTAACAACAATGAAAAAGGAAAGTTAAACTCGTGATCAATAATTGTTCCACCAGGACCATCAACTTCAAATGTTCCTAACTCTTCAGACTTATTAAATTGATATTGAGTAACACCTACAAGTGCGCCTGTTCCAACTAATGCCTTGTTAAAATCAGACTGTGCATTTGCTTTTTCTAATATTGAACGAGGAGCTACCTTACCACCTCCAGCTTGTTTTGCTTTTCGTACTGCTTCAACAACACCACTTTCTATTAAACCAGTAGGACCATACTGATGTGCTGTTGCAACTACATTGTTCAAGAACCTTCCAAAAGGAAGAATAAAGTTAAAGGGAGCAATTTTTGAAGTGAATTCTACAAACTGAGCAACTCCTGACAAAAGATCAGCAGCACCACCACCTTTCATATTTCTGTAATCTTTAGAGAAAACTGCTTTTTGCGTTCCATCAACAGCAAATGCAATAGATTCACCATCAATTAAAGAGTATTCTCCTGAGTCTATTATCTCATCTAAACTTTTGTTGTGTTTCATTTTAAGAAACTTATCTAGTTCAGGAATAAAGAATTGAGATTTAGTAAATAAATCTTGTAATCTTACGCCTGAAACTGCATTAGCAACATTTGCAGTTGTTTCTAAAGTTCTAATTGCAGTTCCTTCTGGGTCCATTCCAAAACGAGGCCCTGCCTTTTCCACACCCATATAGTATGCTTCAGTTAAAACTTTTCGCGCATCCCTATTATTTTCTAGCACGGCTTCAAAAGTTTCAAATGTATCGGAAGGATTGAAAAAACTTTGAAACTTCTTTGACTGTGTTTGAAAGTATATGTTTCGCATACGCAACATTTCTTGTCTTTTTGCTCCGCTTGTCAACATAGCAGCCGCGCTATACTGAGTTGCGGATAATAACTCTGCTAAACCATTGCCTGTATAAATTGATGCAAAGCCTTTTAAGTTTAGTGCTGTTGTTTGAGGTAAAGAAACTAACAATCGCCGCCAAAGATTTACTCCATATGATATTGGCTTTGGGTTTCTGTCTATTTCAAAATTAGATAGTTCAAAGGCTTTCTTTGATTTATGATCTTTTTTAACAGTGTATATTTCATTATTGTGTATAACTCTTTGCCCTTTTTTGTACTCCATTAAAGGTATAAAGTCTATCACGCCATCAGGATCAAGCGCACGTATTTGTGCTGCCATAGCCATTTCGGACGCTGTTATTGCGGCATCTAATGCTTTTCGTCCTTGACTGTGTACATTTAGAGTTCTTCCTGCCATACTTGCGTTGTCTTTTATTATATCTCCTAAAGTTGTTTTAAGAGCTTTTGCATTAGTCATATCTTCTAATTTTATGTATGGATCTACTGCGTTTATCTTTTTAGCTATCTTTTTTACATTAGCAGGGCTAAGATACTGGGTCATTAAAGACATTAAATCAGAGAACTGTACATCTGCAGCAAGACGGGTTCCACCTGAATTTTTTCTGTATAGCTCAACTAGCCCACCTTTTTTGTCGCCCCCTAGTACAATCTCCATAAGCAATTCAGTTTTTAACATAGGACCGTCTTTGTAATTACCAGCTTTTGCTTTTTTAGCCCAAGCATCAACAGAATCATTTATGTTTTTATTTACTGCTTCATCAGCAGTTTTAGCATTTCTCCAATTCAAAGAAAGTAACGGAGTGTTAAGTAACCTAGCACTCTTTCTAATTTTAGTTTTTAGTTTTGTGTCTACTTTACTTCTACTTTTTTGTCCTGCCTTTTGAAAAGTATATTGTCCTCCAGCCGCAACAATACCTAATGCAAAACTAGCGGCACTTTGAAACTCATTAAAATCAGCTTGCGCTCCAGTTTCTATGTAGGTTGCTTGGTACTGAGCATCTTGACCTACAGCAATTATACCATCAAGTGCGCCCGTAGCCAGTAAAGACTTTCGTGCGGCACTATTTAACAAAGACCTTCTAAAATTGTTTGTAGCTGTTGCTTGAATTTTTTTAGTTTCAAACTTAGCTGCATTTTCTCCTGCTTCTTTTATTAATTCTTTACCTGCTTTAGATTTAGCAAACTGTTTTGTTAATGTTTCAGCAGTTTTAGTCTTTGCTGTGTTCATAGCTTTTACTACAGCATTTTTAGATTTTTTCTTTAACAGGGCATCTTTACCTGCTTGTATCATTGCTCTTTTTACGGCAGTCTTTCCTGATTGACTTGCCCCAAATGTAAAAAACTTAGAAAGGCCTCCTGTTGCAAGACCTAGATAGTTTGTGGGATCTTTAGCTGAAGCAAAAATATAATCTTTAACTCCTGTTATTTTTTCACCTGCAGTTCCTGTAGTAAACACATTACCTAGTTTATCAAATAATTGATAAGCTTCTCCAGCCATTTGTTTTTGGTCTTCCGTAGCTGTATTAAATGCCCAATAAGATTCACCAGCGGTAGAAGCTACATTAGCAGTAAAGTATCTCATATGCTGAACAAAATCATTTACAAGCTTTGTATCAGGAATAGCAATAGCTCTAGTTGAATCATACTTTGAGCCGTGTCTAGCCATCATATAATTACGTATTATCTCTACTTTATTTTTATCTTCAAGTATTTGTGCTTTACTTAATTCACCACCAAAGTCTACGGCCTCTTTAAGTTTCTGTCTGGCTGATGTAGACGTATAAGGATTTACCCTAGTAGAAGTAGAGGTTCTTTCTTTTGTTTCAGTACTACCTGTAGATTCATTCGCTCTTCTAATATATTCTTCTATACTACCTGTAGATTCATTTGCTCTTCTAATATCTTCTTCTATACTACCTGTAGAACTATTAACTTGTTGATCAGCCATTATTTAGATGCCTCTTCTTTACGTCTACTAATGTATGCTTTAGCAATTTTATCTATCATTGTTTTTCGTTCTTTACTGTTTTTAGGTAGTGCATTATTGCCGCCTAATGCTTTTACAATAGCATTACGAAGCTGGGAGTTCGTTACCTTTAACTTGTTAGGTGTAACTCTTCCTAATGTGCTTTTAGCTGGGACAGCCTCCATTACTTTATCTACAACCATAGAAATCTCTGGGTCTTCATCTGTACCAGTAGGAGCAATGTCTGTGTTTTCCTTTGCACCTAAACCACTAGAAAAGACAGGGCGTGTTACACTTTCATCTTCAGATACTTCAATAGAAGGTTTAGACATCAATCCTATATTGCTAGTATCAAAAGTAGGAACAGAAGTATCTACACCTACTGGTCCCTGACTTGAGACATCTGTTTTTACAGGAGGGGTAACATCTGTGTTTTCATCTCTAGCTTCTTCAATCTGTTGAGCAAGTATATTTGCTTCTTCTATGTTACCTGCCTTAACTGCTGCAATTAATTTAGCTAAATTTAAATTAGCGGCATCTGCTGGGCCTCTTGCTATATCTCTTTGAGTGTCGGCATCAATAGTAGATTCTGCTGTAATGTTCTCTTTTTCTTTTAATCTATTTAGTGCGTCTTTTGATATAAAAGGATTATCTTCTAAAGTATTAGACCCAGTAAACCCAACAATTTTATTTGTTATGTCATTATATAATCCAAACTCTTTCAAAATAGATTTAGGTAAAAGTCTATTATTAACGGATGCTTCATTAATTAAGATTTTAACTTTTTGATCATTAACATCTAACTCTTTATTAGCAACTTTGGTTTCTATAACTTCCCTTTGTATATTTAAAATTGCTTCAATCTCTTGTTCATCTAAACCTTGTTCACCTGTTAGTGTCTCTATCTGATCTGCAGACAAGTTTTGTACAGTTGATGCGTGAACTTTACTAAATATACTATCTACAATTTTTTCTACTATGCTTGTATCGTCGCCACTAGCATTTGTAATACTTTTGTTTTTTTCTTCTAAAGAGGATACTTCTACAGTTCCACCTAAAGTTTCAATAATTTTGTTAATAAAGGCTGGCATATTAGGCTCATTGCCACCAAAACCTGTAGCCTGTCCTAGTGCCTCTTTTAACTCCACACTTCCTTTATTTATAGACCACCCTTGAATAACTTTTCTTATCTTTACAGGGTCAAATTCCCCATCAGTTTTATATTTATCTAAGTCTGACCCTAATACGGCTACTGCTGCATTTATGTCATCTTCGGCAAAAGTAGGAGGTGTCTCTCCATCTTCGCCGCCTTCAACTTCTGCAATGTCTATTTTTAAAAATTCAGATAGTTTATCTTTATTTAAAGCCATTGCTTCCCACACTGCTGGATCATAAGTTGCACCACCAGTATTGCTTCTTACAAAGATATTAATAATACTGTTATCCGCAGGATCAAAGTCAAATACAACTTCTCTATCTTCCTCATTATTTCTCATAGAAAACCTATTAAAACCATCGGATGTCTTTATAGCTTTAAAACTAATTTGATTTGTAAAATTTGTATTCTCGCTAAATTCAGAAAAAATATTGTTTATAGTTTTACTTTCTCCTGCCGCAACAGAAAATTTTAAATTTGGATAACTAAATACTTTTTCTATATTAAACGGTACTGAGCCTGTTTCTTCGTCACCGTTTCCACCTTCACCAGTATTTATTATATTAGGAAGCTCCGTTCTTGAAGTTCCAGTAGAATCAGGTACTTCAAAATCATCATCTGCTGCCGCTAGTAAGGATGCAACAAAACCAGGGTATGTTTGATTGTCAAAAGATGTTACTAAACCTGGATTATTACCAAATATTTTTTCGCCGCCATATTTTTGAATATTAGATAATAAATCAGGTGTTATAGCCTCCGCTACTCTTTGATTTATTTGGTCTTGATAATATTTTCTAGCTGCTAAAGTTGCGTTGTTTTTCCATTCTGTAGTTAAATCATATTTAGCTTTATCACTTTCGCTTGCGTTGTCAAATTTTATTTGACGATCTAAATTTAATTGATTATAGTATGGAGTTAATTTAGGAGTACCAGTATAATCTCTTAGCTGTTGAAAACTTTCTAAAGTATTTAAAGCTCGAACTTGTGAAGCAGTATTTTTTGTCAAATTCTTCAAAGCACTTTGACCAAATAAATTTAAGTCTCCCCAAGAAAGATAACCTGCAGTATCGTCACCAATATCATACGTTTTAGTACCATCAAGTTGACTTAAATCGTAGGTACTTAGTCCCATAAAACCTTTTTCGGCATCTAAATCTTGTCGGATGTAATCTTTAGCATTTTGTCCCATTGCTCGTGCAAATATACTTTGTTGTGGTGCTTTGTAATCTCCTATTGTTCCTGCACCTACATTGAAGTATTTATCTACTAATGTTTTCCAGCCCCCTTCAGGTTTTGCAAAATCAGCACCATATAGTTCTGGTAATTCTACTTTTGTTATTGCCTCTGCTTTTGCGGCATCATCGTAAGCAAACCCTTCTGAGGTGTACGCATTTTTTATACTTTGCATTTTTGTAGCGAGTTTTGTAATGCCATCAGGTCCAGAAGTAAGAGCAGCGGCTATCATACCTGGTGTAGCACCTAAGTTTTCGGCTATTGTTGTTTGTTGTAACATACTTTTTGCAGCTACATCCATTTTAATTACAACTTTCTTACCTTCTTCTGCATCTTCTTTTAACTTTTCTCTAAATGCACGAGCAGCATCCTTGTCCTCATTAATATAGGTTGCAGTGCCTCTTAAAAACTCTTCTGCAAATGCTTTCCAATCAATATCCATTATACTACTCCCCGTGACATAAGACCCTCACCAGTATCACTACTTTCTGGTTCAACAGGTGCTTCTTCTATTTCTGATGCCTCTGGCATAGTTTCTATGGCACTACTCATTTCAGCAAGTAGCTCATCTCCTGCGTCACCCTCTTCATTATTTCCTTTTTCTCGTGCCATTTCAACTAACTTCAGAACTCTAGCGTATGTTTTTGCTTCAGCTTTTTCTTCTGGGGAAACGCCTGTTTCTGGGGTTTCAATACCATACCCTTCCATTGCTATCTTAATAAAACTAGCAACAACAGGGCCAGCTAACATTCCTGCATCAACGGTATGCACACCATTCATAGCTCCTGTCATCATAATAGTTTCAGTCACCGTCTTTAAGTCTCCTCCCAGTTTAAATACTATTGTAAGATCATCCATAATATCATCATCAGCTAACCGTTCAATATAGTGTTTAGCTACATCACTTACTTCAGTTATCTCTGCAGGGTTTTCCCACGGAGAGTTTTTAGGTAAGTCAGTTAAAGATTGTCCTGGTATTGGACCTTGTATTAGTTCTGCCATTTTATGTGTACCTTATTTAGTAAAACCTGCGCCAAAGTATAATCCTACTATGGCTGAAACGATATGTGTGTCGAGTGGAGTGATTACGAAACCTCGTGCGGCTTTCCATACAACAGCTTCCCCTGGTCCAAACAACCAGTTAAAGAAACCTCCCTGTATTTCAGTGTATCCTACAACTACTCCAATTTCAGGATACCATACTGCCGCTACTTTAGGTAACACTATTATAGCACCAACGGCTCCTAATGCAATAAGTCTTCGTGTCCACGCAAAGTGTTTATCTTTACTTCCATATTCTCTAGCGTCCTTTACGGCTCCTGCCCTAAACTCCGCACGTTGTAAAAGCATCTTGTTCTGCTCTGCTTTAGCCTTTATTGACTGCCCCCAGATAGTCATTACACCACCTAGTATTGTAGAGCCTAACATAGTAATTAGTTCGAGAGGAAATCCCATTTAGTATAAACCTTCTAAACTATCTTTATTATTTTTTATACTTAGCATAATTCCTGCTAAATCTACTTCAGGACCTAGCTCTTTTTGTAACCTATCAAAGTCTTCTTGAGTTTGTACTGTTTTGTTAAGGGTTTCAGCAACACCAAATATATAATCTCCTAAAGGCAAACCAGAATACTCGTCTATAACAGCCCTAACTTTGTCTACAACAATACCTTCTTTTTCACTCCACATAACATAGTTATCCCTATTTAAGACAACAAAACCAGAAGTAGGCTTACCACCAACATACTTTCCTGTCTCAGAATCTAGGTCATCAGATAGAGGAGGCAAATCTCCTAGGCTGATACGAGTTGCCATATTTAAGCCATAGGGTACTTTAGACTCATAGCCATAATACTTAGCGGTTCTATCTATAAACTCTTGCGTTCCCAGTAAACCTTCTGTACCTTTTTGTAGTATTCTTTCTGCAAAAGGAGAAGCATCATATTTACGCCCTGTGCGTACATCTAATTTAAAATCAGATTTAGGTAAAGGTTTAGGTGTTTCTCCTAAAGCAATTTTAAGTTTTTCTTCTTGTCTTGCATTATTTCTTTTTCGATACAGCTCCCCTAATTTATCTTGATCTTGATCAAAAATAGATTTGCTTGCTTCTTCTTTAGCTAGCGTATCATAATAATCAGACAATAAAAAAGTTTCTGGTGCTTGATCTGATTTCATCTCTAATGGAACATACCCGTTAGACAAGTTATCTAAATACGAATTAGTATCTTTATTTCTTTTACTTTTTTGCGCTAAGTATAATCGAGTGTTTCGTTCTGTAGTAAGGTTAGAAGCAGAGGGTGCAATTAAAGGGTCTGTGTTACCCATAATGTTTTTAAACACGGTATCTATGCTATCATCACTTTCTGTGGTGTCCTCTACTACTTCACTTTTAGCCCCTAAACCTGTAGGTCTCATAATTGGCGCGTAAGGATTTCTAACAACAGGACGCTTTTGAGGACGGTCAACTGGGGCTTCATCTTCTTGTTTATCAAAAGTAGCAGGTGCGCCACCTCTAAAGCCTGTCTCTTTACTTAGACCTTTAAACTCATCCTGCCATCCACCGTAACTGTATGCCATACTTTTATTTCTTTCTTAATTCGGTAACTTTTATAATTCGTCCATCAGCATTAATTTTTACATCATTAATTAAAGGAAGTAATATATTTGGTTTTACCCCAATAGGTTGTTCATATTTACTTGTACCTGACGTATCCGCTACAGATGCCCATATGTTTGCAATTCCATTTAAAAGTTCTTCTTGAGTTTTATTACCTTGTACAAAAGCGTTATAGCCCGATTCTTTAAGGGCAAGCCTAGCTATTTTTTCTTGTATCTCAGGAGTAAAAACTGTTTTTTCGTCTAACCCTAACACTCCTGCCCAAGAAGTATCTGTCGGTTTTTCAGCAGTTCCTCCTTTTCCAAACAAAGAGTTTCTTACTATTTGAAACTTTCCTACTGCCGAAGTACCTTCATTTTCCTCTGCACCTTTTACCTCGCCTATAGTTTTTTCAATAAGTTTACCTTGAAACGTATATAATTCTTTTAGTGTCATTTTACTAACACGTTTTTCGGGTGTTAAAAGATTGTAGCCATACACTGCATCATAAGGACTAGTATCTTTTACTTTCATCTCCTTTAATTTCTCTGTTGTTGTTCCTTCTGCTTCAGATATTTTATCTAATAAATTTTGTATAGATGCGTTTGCGTTGTTTAATCTAACATCAACTACAGTCTTTCCTGTACCTTCAGGACGAAGTTTTGGAGCAGGAGATGATAAGTTTATAATCTTATCTAAAAACTTACTTGCATCAAACTTAGGGCGCAAAATAGGTTTTATTTCATTATCATCTGAATTATTTTTAAGTACCCTATCAAACTCTTCAGCTAAATTTTCTGGTCTTTTTATAGGTCTAGGACTACCTAGTCCAACATTCTCTATCTCAGCCATAGTAATACTTTCGTTGGCATTAAGTTTTTCGGAACAGAGCAGCACCGATGCTACCAACAGCACCCCACAGACCTGAACTTTTATTTGCTTTAGCTTTTGCTTCATCTGCTTCTTTTTGTAAATTAGCTATTGCTAAGGTGGTTGCTCTTTCTGCATCATTGTTTGATGTTTGCCAAGCAAAAGACATTAAGTCACGAACCTCTTGCATATATGCACCAAACCCTAGTGCCGTCATATTGTTAGCCTGTGCCGCTGCATCTCTGTTCGCTTGATTGATTGCGGCATTATCTGTGGTTGCTATCTTTTGATACCACTCAGCATTAGCTTGTTCAATAATTAAACCGTTCTGTGCATTAAATTGTTCTCTAAGATTAACTTGTGAAGCATTGAACTCTTCTAGTGCATTTGCTTCCCCTGCATTAAACTTAGTTAGTGCATTAGATTGTTCTGCGTTAAACTGTGCTACTTGAGCCGTTAAATTACCGAAGAATTGATCTGTTTGATTTTCACTTGAGGCATTAAACTGAGAAGCCGCATTAGCCGCCGCCTGATCTGATAGTAAAGAGTTTACGATAGCTTGAGACTTAAACATCTCAGTTTGTTGTGCATTAGTTAAGTTAGACAAGTCCATATCTAAAAAAGACTTAGCGTTCTGAGATTGTGCTTGTTGTCTATTATTTAGATTAGTTAAATCAATTTGAGACAATGCCGCCGCATCAGAAAGTATTTTAGCATTAGATGCATTTAGGTTATTCAAATCAACTGTCTGTGCCATTCGAGCGTTCTCTAAAGCAACTTGTTGATCAGCAGTAAAGTTAACATTAGCTATCTCAGATATTTTGGCTGCATTAGATACCCTAGTCTGAAAGCCCTGATTAAACTCTAAACCTAAAAACTCTGCTCTTTTCTCTGCCGCAAACATAGCGGCTTGTTGTTTATTAGATAAGTTTTGCTCTTCAAACCGTGCAAAGGTAGATGCATCTATCTGAGCAATAGGTAAAGCACTTTCCATAGCCGCTTGAATAATTGCTTGCCCTGCCATACTTGAAGCCCCTAGACCTCTTTGCGCCATAGCTGCAGTTGCGGCTCTCATTGCACCAGCCGCCCACGCAGGAGGATTACCCCCCTCGAAGTCTTGCATAAGTTGAGTTAGTTGTCCTTGCACAGTAGCATCAGTAGATGGCGCACCTGTTGCCGCTTCAAAGTTAGTTTCTGTTTTAACCCTAGCCATATCAACAGTGGAGCCAGCTATGGTTTCTCCTGCTTGTAAAGTTCTGTCTGGAGTATCAGCTACTCTTGCAGATTCAGCAATTTGTGCGGCAGTTAATCCTAACTGTGCCGCTTCTGATGGTGTTTTTTGTGCCGCAGTCATTGCACTAGACACAGTTCCTTGCGCGGCTTGAGCTGCATCTGTAGCTGTTTTAACACCAGGTGCCGCTTGTGCGGCAGTAGCTAAAGATGCTGGAGTGACTGTTGGTGTTGTTGCAGCGGCAGTATCTGCTGCTGTAGGGGTTGCCGCTGTAGTTGCCCCCATTAATCCTGCAGTAGGACCTATAAGTCCTGCAGTTGCTTGGTCTGTTGCTGTAGTCTTTGTGGCGGCAGTTGTAGCTAAAGATAGCGGATCTGTTGTGCTTTGTTGTACTAACTCTGCAGGAGTTGGCATAGCAGTCTGTTTAAACTGTGCTGTTGCCTGATTAACTGCTTCATTTCTTTGTGCTACTCTTGAGTCAGCCGCAGTTAGTGCAGTAACTAATTCTGCGTTGCTTGGGTCTGCCGCTAAAGCATCTCGTGCCGTTTGTTGTTCCGCTAATGCAGTAGAATAGTTTTGTTGTGCATTATCTAGGAATGTTTTAGCTGGATCAGTTGTCGTACCACCTTCTTGAAACCTTCTTGTGTCTTCTTGAGGAGTAGGAAAAGTATTCTGTAACTTTGCAACTGCAGCCATTTGTTTTTCTATATTTTCTGCGTACTCAGGGTTGTCTTGTTGATTTAATTTATTAACATTACCCCTAGCATTTTTTGTAGGAAATACAAAACCACCCGTAGCCATAGGCATAGGCGCAACTTTTCGTCTAGCTACCTCAGTAAAGTTATTCAAAAGACCTTGCGCTTTAGTACTAGCTTGCACAAACAAATCTATTTCATCTTGTTGTGAGTTTGGGGGTAGACCCAACCGTTCAGCAACTTTTCGTTTTAGTGCTTGATCCTGCTCTTTGGTAAAACCTGCAAACTGCTTTGCCATTCTTTTATCCTTAATCCTTAGATGCTATACGCTCTACGTGAGTTCGTATTGCTTTTATGTTCTCATCTATTCGTGCTAAAGCTACAGCTTGACTTTGTACAGCTAGTTCTAGCTTCTCTGTTCGTGTTTCTAATCGTATGAGGTTGTCAGCATTTGCTGCTATACTTGATTGCATCTGTGATACAGTCCACACGATTGCGGCGGCTTGAAGTACCAGTGCTACTATAAGTGTTACAGGTACGGACTTACTGAGATGCCAACTGTTGTTTTGTTCTTTACTCACGGTTTATAATCCTCATACCAAACTAGCCCCATAGAGCCTTTATATTCGTCATCCCATCTAGCCCAACACCAAGGATGTTTTATACCTTCGTCATCTTGCCAAGGCTTACCTTCTTTAATGATTCTTTCACCGTTATATTTCCAAGGCATATTGTGTTTCCTTCATCTTGCGTTAGAGTACTTTTGAGGCTGTTCAGCAAAGGCCATATAGATGTATGTGTCTCCACTATTATTTCTCATTCCACTATTTATACGCCACTTAAAACCATTAGAATAAAAGTCTACAGATGCACCATCATCTCCTTCTGAAGCAGTACTATTTGGTTTTAAATAATCATCAATAGGGTTTGAATTTGTACCATTATCAACTCGTTTGTTGTCGTGAATTGCCCAGTCATCATCTGAATTGTCTTTTTTGAACATAAGCCAAGCTGGTCTAAATCCTGTATGTATAAACGGCCCATCTGCATTTGAATTACCAGAATATTTCCCAATCTTTGAGTAACCGTTTACTTCAGCAAAACAGTAAGCTATGTAATCCTCTGCTACACCGCCTGTACGAAATCCATTACCATTTCCAGTTGTAAAAACTGTTGACGTAGGATGGGTATTATTCCACCATCCTGAATCACTTGCTCCTGCAGCATTTGTATTTAATTCTAGTCCGTGTGAGTTTCCAATATCCAAGTGATATACCGCCCAATTAACTGATCTTTCTCTGTTTTTCATAATTATCATTTTTGGTACAGCACCTAGTCCGTGTGCTATAGTTTGGGTTGCACTTGAGCCTACTGCTGTCCATTTAATAATACTAAACCCAACATCTGTGTTCACACTTCCTGAACTGTCTATAGAACCAACGCCTGTAGCACTTGCGTCATTACTAAATGCACTTCCAGCTTTCCAAGCCCAAGCTGCATAAGTATCTCCACTAGTGTTTATTGGGCCATTAGCATCAGCCGTAAATCCAGTTGATGTTTCAGTAATCCATCCACCACCAGTTGCACCTTCAGCTTGAGCTGAATCTGGATAAAGTATAAAATTACCTCTTACAGAGTCTTGTACGATATGTTGGTTAGTACCATTTCTCTGTTTAATCCAAGTCCAATCTGGTTGAAATCCTGTTGTTACTGCAAGAAGAGAACCTGTTCCTGTATAAAGCGCAGTATTAAAATAATCTTGAGGAGAACCACCTTTGGCTGGGTCTATTGTTGCAACTGGGTCAGGTAGGTTGGCTGTGCATAGAGATAAAAAACCTGATGGTACTGCATACTCAAAGTTTCCGTAACCGTTTTCATCTGCGTTCCCTGACGATATAGCGTGAGATGGCGCACCAAAATTAAATTCAAAAGTTCTTGAAGCACTTGTACCACAGTTTAAATAAGGTATAAATGTGCCGTCTCTTTGTGCAGTAATACTAGTAATTAAAGCTCCTGTACCACCTGCTGGATCTCCAGAATTATAATAAGTTCCATTTAAGTGTGCAAATAATTTTCCATTATCAATATCAAAAGCAATACCTAAAGTGTCACCACCAGAAAAACTTGTGTAACCACTCTCTGTACTAAGTGATTTTTCAGTTACACTATTATAAATTGACAGTCCATTACTTCCGTTACTGTACACCATATACAATGGAAAGGTTGTACTTGTGTCAGCATCACCTTGTGGGCAATGGCTTTCACAAAAACCCATTCTTGCGTGAGTGCTATCCATTTTTACTTCATAGTACCACTTTCCAGAACTAGCTCCTATCGTTCCATTTGGTGATTGAGAAAATGTAGAAAATACAGCTTTTGTATTACCTTCAGAAAATACAATATTGTCTGTTTTGTGTGCTGAATTTGGAAGACAAAAGTTATTTGTAGGGCTGTCAGGAACTCTGTCGTTTGCTGCGTGATTAACACTATTAAGGTGATTAGTATTTCCGCTAGTATCAGCACCTAGACCACTAGCATTTGCACTTAATCCTGCTTGTTTAAATTGCAGTCTAAAACCTTGTGTTCCATACGTTAAACCTGACGTATTTTTAGGAATCCAGATGTCGTTTTTAGTTTCTCCAAAAGAGGCTGGAGTTAAAGCAAGACCATCTATGAAGTGTACCTCTGCCATATATCCATCATAATAATTTCCTGCACTAAAACGTCCAATAAATTGCTCAACAGTATTATTAAAACTATTTAAATCGTTGTTTTGGGATGGATAAGCATCCTCACTAAAACTTGTTTGTTGCACTCCATTTACATAAATTTTTACTCTGTTTGTATCTGTTCCTTGTGTAGTGTCTATTGCTACAACAATATGATACCAAGCACTAACATCTCTATGTAGGTTATTAGTAACTATAAAAGCGTTACTAGTAGAACCACCACTTCTGAGGTTTATTTCTATTGCACCAGCAGAAGTAAAAGATACATAATTATCAACACCTGCCCCAAAAAATCTTTGGTGTCCTGCTAAATCTGAACGCTTAAACCAACCACTCCAAGTCATTGTTTTACGATTGCCAGCAGAGCCGGGAGTACGGCTTAAATATTCACTAGAACCATCATCAAATCTAATAGAATGACTTATTTCGTGAGAATAAAACCCACCAGAAGCGTACATAAATTGTGATGCACCAAAAGGACCACTCATTATGAGAACGCCAACTGTGGTGTGCCAAGTAGGATACGGTTGGCTGCAATAACTACATAAGGTATGAGGTCTGTAGCACTTGCTGTTGTAGTTAGAGTAATACCTGCTCCACCTGCTGTTTCATAATCTGTTCCTAAAGACAATGTTCGTGATCCTGTTCCATCTTGTATACACGCGATAAATCCTGACTGTCCTACAGTCTCAGTAGTTGGGTTAGCAAGGGTTACGTTACCTGTCATTGTAAGTACAAAGTTTTGATTAGCCGCAAAGTCTAATGTAACACTTCCTGAGTTAGATGTATCTGTATCTGTTTGAGCTGTAACACTAGCACCAAAAGTAGCACCTTTATTAAATGCAGCTTTACCAGCGTCAGACATATCAAGGGTCAGGGCGTCTATATACGAACCACCATCATTACCTCTAAATATTATATCTTTATCAGAAATGATGGATATTATTCTAAAATCACTATTTTCATTTTGCAAAGCCGCAAAATGTGTACCGTCATCTTTTAGATTTATATCTTGTCCACCAGCATCAAGGACAATATCTCCTGCAGAATCAAGCACCATATCACCAGAAGACAGCGCAATCGTAGTGCCATCTATGTTGAAGTTGTCTATGTCAATGCCTGCGTCTGCGGTAATCTTTCCTGTAGCTGCAAGAGTTCCAGAGACAGTAGTAGCACCGCTTTCCAATACTAGGGTATTTGTTAGTGTTCCTGCTGTCATAGTTTGGATAGTCATCTTTCCATCTTCACTACCGTCAGAAACATCTGTAGAAACTACTTTTAAATTAGCATATGCGGCAACATTACCTCCGTCATCATCTCCAAAAAAGTTTATGTTTGCAACTTCATCATTATCTGCAGGAGAGGAACTATCTTTTTGGAATGTAATAGCAGGAGGGGTAGTATCAGCATTAGTATTTTTTATAGTAAGAACTGGTTTTGAAGAACCAGAGCTTACAAAAGTAACACTATCATTAACTGTTAATGTAGATGCCATATCTACAGCACCGTCTATATCTACTACGTCTAAGTTAGTTGTGCCATCAACATCAATAGCACCACTAATATCTAGTGAGCCAAAAGAACCTACACCTGTAGTAGTAATGTTGCTTGAGCCAGTATCTATTGTGCCAAACCCAGATGTAATAGATCCTGAGTTTAATGCACCCGTTGTAACAATATTACTACCACCAACATTGTGACTAGAGAAGTATGTAGATACAGTATCTACGTTAGTCATACGCATCGTTCCAGCGTCATTAATAAGTATGCCATCACCTGAAGCTACAGCAGTTGTGCCTCTTGCAGTTCCACCGTCAATTAGGTTGATCTCTTCTGGAGTAGATGAGATTTGTGTAGTAGAAGCTGCAGCTAGTACAGGCAGTGTACCTGATACGTTAGGCAAAGATATAGTTCTATCACCTGTAGCATCTATAGATGTTAGGGTAGTTTCGTGAGCATCAGCAGTAGACCCTTCAAACACAACAGCATTGTTAGCGTCCATTGTCACAGAGTCTACTGTTGTAAATGTACCAGTAACAGAAATATTAGTAGCAGAAAGTGTACCTGTACTTGGGTTATAAGTTAAGTTTCCATCTGATTCTAATCCAAATGTACCACCATCTACATCTCCACCTGATGAGAATATAATAGCATTGTTTTCGTTAGTACTTTCGTTGTCAGATACGACTACTGTAGTAGCAACTGCAGAAGTACCTGAGTATCCACTAGATGTAATTGTACCTAATGAAGCACCATCATCAGCAAATGTAATTGTACCACCGTTTGCGTCTAGTGTAATGCCACCCTCAGAATCTAATGTTACAGTTGTACCAGCTAGTTCTGCTGTACCGTCTGCAGTAATCTGAATGTTAGCTGCTGCGGCTGCTGCATCTGTTGTTACAATGCTTAAAGCACCATTGGCAGCAGCAGTAATTACAGCAGTATCACTAGCTGAACCTGTCATCGTAATAACTTTACCGTCAATAGCTACATCATCTACTGTAAGTGCAGTAAGTGTACCTAAAGACGTTACATTAGCTTGAGCAGCCGTAGATAAAGTTCCAGCTAACTCTCCACTTGATCCATAAATAACTGCTTTAGAATTAACTACTGAGTTAGCAGAAGCAGTATCAAGTAAGTTTATTTCAGCCGCAGTTGATGTGACCGCTGTACTGCCTAAAGTAAACTGTCCATCAGGAACAATAAGCCCTGCTGCACCATTAAAGATTAAGTCATCAGCAGAAGTATCCCAAGTTATATTTGCAGAGGCAGTGTCACCATACAGTATTACATCGTAGCCTTGGTCGTTAGCACCAATAGTAAGTGTAGCATCTAGCTGTACTGCACCATCAATATCTACAGCGTCAAGGTTTGTTGTTCCATCTACATCAAGGTCACCATTAAAATCTACGTTACCTGCAACAGCCAGTGTTGTAGCCATATCTACTGCGCCATCAATGTCTACAACATCTAAGTTGGTAATACCATCAACGTCTATGTTTCCTGAGATGTCTAAAGAAGCTGCAGCTATTTCACCACTAACATCAACTGCACCATTTATATCTATAGTAGTTGCTGCTATCTGTATTTCTGTGTCAGCTACAATGTCTAGCTGTCCATCTGTACTGGAGTTGATGTACAACCCAGAATCACGCCACTGTATTTTATTAGCTGCATTAACTGTCCACGTAGAGTTAAGGTTTGCACCATCAAGGGCAATACCTGTAGAGGCATCAATGTCTACTATAGGGGATGTAATAGCCACTTCACCATCTGCAATAGCATCTAGCTGTCCATCAGTAGATGAGTATATGTATATGCCTGTATCACGAAGTTGTACTTTTTCTGTAGATGCTACAAGTATGTCGTCAGAGAACTCAAAGTAGTCTTCGTCTTCCATCCATTTAAGTACACCATCATTGCTCTCACCATCAAAGGTAATTGTAATATCTGTACCTGAAGTAGCCGCGCCAAATGTAAGCGTGTTACCTAGTAGTTTAGTTATTGGACCACCTTCTGCTGTTGTACCATCGTGAGTGTGTCCTGAACTTGATGCGAAAGCAGCTAAGAGTTGGTCAAACTCATCATTCGTATGTGCCGCAGTTATGGTATCTCCATCTGCGTAAGTTGATTGTCTTGTATAGGTTGCACCCATTATCTTCTAGCCCCTAATTGAAACTCCATTTGAAATCCTTTTAATGAATATGGACCAGTTGAATTAGCCCCATCTTCTACTCTTAATGCTACAGCAAAGCCTGAACCCTCTACTGATTTTCTAACGATGGGTGATGAAGGACCACCGTATGACGCTGTGCCATAGACTGAAGACCCATACACACCACCTACATTTAAACTATCTAACGCATACGCTGCAGGTCGTGTGGAGTTTGCATCTTCGTAATCATACCTTACAAACATATCTGCGTCAATAGTTGATTCAGGTGCGTAATTTATATTTACCCTTTGCATATGTTTTCTAATGCCCGGATCTCCAAAGGTAAGATCTGGACTACGATACTTAGCTTGAATTAATGTACCGTCAAATGTATCACCTTGGTCTTGTCTATATACGTACCCATCAAAACCACCATGTACAGGTATAACATCTCCTGCTTCTACAACACTATCTGTACAATTAGGACGTATACCTTTCATTTGTGAAAACTCAAAGTTCTGTCCTTTTAAAACACATATTACTCCTAATGTAGCAGCTTGTGCGCCACCATCTTTAGAAAAGAATATTCTGTACTGTGTCTTGTCAGGTATTACTAATGATGTAAAGTTTGTTGAGTCACTAAGGTTTTCTCTAAATATAGATTGAACATTAGAACTAATTGTACCTAACTCAACGTCACCAATTCTTGCAGTACCAGCAATAGTACGTAGTCCATCTGGACCTAAGAATATTAAGTCACCAGCAAATTCCTGTATTGTATCTCCATTTACACAACCAATGTTACGAGTAACAGGTGTAACTGCAAAGTTAGTACTGGAAGTTCCTGACAGTTTAAATATTCTGTTTTCACAAAAGATAAATAAATCCTCACGGAAAACTTTAATTCCTACAATTGTATCGTCAACTTTAATACTACCTGCACCGTCAGCAGAAGTAAAATCATCTTCATCAAAAGGTTTACTAAAGACAATCTCTTGAGGAGTACTCGACATTCCAGAGTAAAACATATGATTTTTAAATGCAGCTACGTTTTTAGCACCTGATACAGAAGAAGTAGAAACATCAGTTGCAGAAAGAGATGCATTAAATACAGTTGGTGCATTTACTTGATCTACAAAAATAAACTTATCGTTGCCATCAAAGTTAAATCTTTCAAATCTGTATCTAGAAGCAGATGTTCTTCCTGTATCTCTTACTGTCCAACTTTCTGATACAGTATCTGATGCTGAGTGGGCAGCAGCAGTTGTACTACTAGTAGCTCGTGTTACACCAGTAAGAGTTGTGGCTGTCTTACCTGTATATGTAAATATCTCTGAGTTAATGCCTACAGTACCACTAGAACTAAATGAAGTAGTAGATACAACATTAATAGTACCTGACCCTGTCATACCAGTAGCTGAAGCAATCTTTTGACTTAGTGTTGTACTAGCTGAACTATATATCTTCTCACCTCTAGCAGCAAGAATATAGTTATTAAATAGTGCAGACATTAGTATAGGCTCAGTACTTAGTGTAGTCTCAGGAACTTGTTGATACACGTAAGGTTTAAAACCATTAATACGTCTGTATCCACCTTCAACATCTGGCTCAAAGTTAGTTAACTCTAGTGCCTGTCCGGGTTCCATAATAAACGTAGACTTGTTTAAAACTAAACCGCCTTCACAGTTAAAAGAAAACGGTTGTACTTGTGACTGATCAGGCATTAATTAACTCGTAATACTGTTTTTGAATTTCCTACATAACCTTTTGAAGGTATATAAGTAGACCTTAAATATTCAAATCTATTAACTAATAAACTCTGCATATTTTTTATACCTTGTTCAAATCTTTCAAAATTTATACCGTACTGTTGTAGCTCACCTCTATATTGATAAATAAATGCAGTTGCACCATCTACTATAACTGCAGCAAATCTGTCAGGTATAGTTGTTGTACTATCATGTGCAGCCATGTCGGTAGGATACGTAAAGTAATCAAACTTTACTACATATGATTTATCAGGATAAGGATACATTAAATAGTTATTGTCGGGTGTTCTTACTACGTGAGTAGGTACACTTCCTTTATCAAACTGTGCAACTGTAACTCCACTAGCGTGAGCAGATGCAGTACTAGAGCTTGCACCTCGTGTTACACCTGTAAGATCGTTACCTAATGTTCCTGTATAAGATATAATTTCGTTACCTATATGGGCAGTACCTGAAGAGTCAAATCCTGTAGTTGATGTAAGTGTTAGTGTAGTTACTGAGTCAGAGTGTGATCCATTTAATGTTGTAGTTGTTATTTCATCTTCTTGTTCTATGGCTCTACTTACGTAGTCATTATAATTTAAGATAGAAAGTTGGCCTCCGCTAACTGCCAAGTCACTATCTTTAACTATTCTAAATGTGTTGTAATCTACAACTTTAGTGGTTGTAGGTAATGAGTATCTAACTACTCCTGCCGTAAGTGTTTGTGATTTTGTTTCGTGATTAAAAGGGTAGTTGTATTCTCTTTGATTTATATATCTTACAGCCTCATTGATAGCAGTTTTAGCTTGTGTTTGAATACCTCTAGACGATGAAAAAGTCGAACTTGTTAGTTCAACTTCGTTTAGTCGTGCAAGTACTTTATTAGTTAAAGTTAGATATGTTTCTGCCATCTAAGTATCTTTCATAATTTTAAAATAAGCGTAGGGGGCCAAGTTAGACCCAGCCCCCAATATGCTTTTATTATGCCAATGTGTCTCTATCGACTTCATTAGCTGATGAGCTTCCTTGTTCGGAAACGTCCATCAATAGAGCGTAAACTCTAAGTTTACCTGCTGTGAAGGTAGCACCAGAACCTGCAAATGTAAGGTCTAGTGTATCTGCTGAAGACAGGACAACTTCTGCTGAAGGTGTAACACTTGGAGCATATGCCAAGTCTGACGCACCATCAATATCAAATGCTGTAACATATTCGTCAGCGTCTGCTGCACCTAATGTTACAGTAGCATCTGTACCTGTGTTCTGTGTTGCGCTTTCAACAACTTGAACACCAGCATGAAGAATATGAGTATTCGCTGGTAGTGTAATACATTGTACTACGTCACCAGATGAACAATCAATAGCTTGTGCAGTCAAGTCAATACTTAACTCAACTTGATAAGGCATACGTCCTCTGTTGGAGTTACCTGTTGCAGGAAGTAAAAGTGATGTTATAGTAGCCATTTTTTAATCTCCCCTTATGCTGCGTTATATTTGGCAGTCACGATAGCTTCAGG